CACTATATTTGGGTAATTCTAATATGTTATAACTATTATCATATTTTCCAAGCATATATTTGACTGGATCAATTAAGGGACTAAATTTAACAAATATTTTTGTTTTTTGTTTGTTATTACTGCAATCTAACACTGTTGCAACAAATTTATTATAGCTCTCTTTTTCCAAAATAGAGTCAAGTTTGATTTTATTATTTAAATTTATAGAATTATAATTAGTATTATTTAATTGAAAATAATTGTCGTACAACGGTATATAATTTTGAATAGCTTCTAAATCTAAATAATCTTCTTTGTTAATTGCTTCAAATAGTTCTTTATTGTTATTTTTTCTATAATTTAATTCCATTTAATTAATTAATTATAATAATTTTTTTAATATATAACACAATTTAAATATTTATTAATTAGCTTAATTAGTCTAATTAGCTTAATTAATAGTTATTAGTTAATTAGTTTAAATATAAGTATATTTAATATAACTATTAAATAAGTAATTAGCAATGACATTAGAATTAAAAAAATTTGAAATTAAATCAATCAGTTTTAGGCCAGATGAAAATAAAGGTCCTGTTATTGTTTTAATAGGTCGGCGTGATACTGGCAAATCTTATTTAGTACGTGATTTACTTTACTATCATCAAGATATACCAATTGGAACTGTTATTAGTGGAACAGAAGCAGGAAACGGATTTTATGCCGAACATGTTCCTAAACTATTTATTCACGATGAATATAATACTGCTATTATAGAAAATATTTTAAAGCGACAAAAAACAGTAATGAAACAAGTCAAAAAAGAAGTAGAAGTTTATAAAAAATCTAATATTGACCCTCGGGCATTTGTAATATTGGATGACTGTTTGTTTGATGCAACTTGGACTAAAGATAAAATGATGCGTTTACTATTTATGAATGGGCGTCATTGGAAGATAATGTTGGTCATCACTATGCAATATCCTTTAGGTATTCCACCCAATTTGCGCACAAATATTGATTACGTTTTTATATTGCGCGAGCCATACATAGCAAATAGACGGCGTATATATGAAAATTATGCTGGTATGTTTCCTACATTTGAGAGTTTTTGCCAAGTAATGGATCAATGCACTGAAAATTATGAATGTTTAGTAATTAACAATAATGCTAAATCAAATAAATTGCATGACCAAATTTTTTGGTATAAAGCAGACCATCATAAAACATTTAAATTGGGGTCAAAAGAGTTTTGGGAAATTAGTAAAAATTTAGACTCTGATAATGAAGAAGAAATGTATGACCCAAACATAAGAGATAAGAAAAAAGGTCCCAAAATTAATGTGCGTAAAACTAAATGGTAATGTGTTTTTATTTATTTTTAGTTTTTTAGTTTTTTAGTTTTTTAGTTTTTTAGTTTTTTAGTTTTTTAGTTTTTTAGTTTTTTAGTTTTTTATTGTTATTTATTTAGTTTTAATTTTAATTAATTTATTAATATATATAAATGTCTGATAGAGGAGCTTGGACTCGGACTCCATGGTAACCGTAACCGTCCAATTCCGGTTACTATGAATAGAATGGATAGAATGGATAGAATATATGATAAAACTACAGGATATGAGCTTACACAATCAGAAATTAAAAGTTTTGAAGAAACTATCGAGCAATTAAGGCATGCTCTTAGTAGTTCAAATAATGAAAATAGTGGTCTTAGAGAGCGAGTTATAAAAGCAGAAAGCATTGTGAATGAACTAGAACGGGCTTCCGTATCATCTCATAATAAAAATCCATATCCACAAACACAAACTACTTCAGAATCTCTTAATAAAGAACTTGATAAGTTATGTAATTTCTATAAATTAAAAATTGACTTTCCAAATGAATTTTTCTGTCCTTTAACACAAGACATTATGGTCAATCCGGTTACAACCTCCGGTGGACATACATATGAATGGAGTGAAATTGCAGAATGGTTTAAAGAAGGAAATAATAAAGACCCATCAACACTGAAGGTATTAAATAATACGTTATTGTATCCAAACCATGCGCTTCGCTCAGCAATCCGCAATTTTGTTCCTACTTGTGAGCTTATTATAAATGAGATTCATAAAAACTAAGTTCCTAATAAAACACAAGGGTCTATAAGAATGCGTTCCGCACCGGCAGTGTTAGTTAGCAAAACCAGAACAAAATCCAAAGTTAAATCCAGCTCCAAATCTAGAAGTTCATCTACAGCTAAATCCAGAGCTAGAGAGACAGCGCCATCTTCATCAAAGTTTATTCAAGAACTTGATGCGCGAGAATAATTTGCGACTGTTGCAACGGGAGCAAAATAATATAGTGTTTCTATTTTGTTTCTATAATTTTGCTATAACATTATAGAAACAAAATTGCTTAAAGAATAATTAAGTTATGTACTATACTATGGCATCTTTTGATATTGTTGATTTAATTACAAATAATCCAATTACTAAACTAACGGATAGTAATAATAACAAATTATTAGAAAAGGTAAAAAACAATTTCACAGAAATGGAGCAACAATTATTTATATCAAGTTTTTATACATATTTAAATTATGATAAAGTTAATGATTTTGTGGTTGATTTAGATTTTATTTGGAAATGGTTAGGTTTTACTAGAAAATTTAATGCAAGTACTTGTTTAAAAACTAATTTTGTATTAAATAAAGACTATAGTGAATCTTATGTAATAAACAGTAATAATTTTGCTACCGTTGCAACGGGAGCAAAAAATAATGGGAGTGGTGGTCATAATATTCAAAAATATTTTCTAAATATTAAAACCTTTAAATCATTATGTTTAAAAGCTCAAACTAAAAAAGCAGATGAAATTCATGAATATTACATTAAATTAGAAGAATTAATTCATGAAGTATTAGAAGAAGAAGCTTTGGAAATGAAAAATACCTTGCTTGTAAAAGATAGTGAACTTGCTGTAAAAGATAGTATTATTAGAAATGCTAATTACGAAAAATTTAAAACAATTGAAAAAACGTTAATCTCTCAATTTCCTGTAAATTGTGAATGTATTTATTTTGGAACTATTACCAACTCTAACATAAAAGGAGATAAACTAGTAAAGTTTGGTATTAGCAATAATCTAGCTATAAGAGTTCAACATCATCACAAAACATATGAACACTTTATTCTTCGTGATGCCTTTAAAGTTCATAATAAGCAAGAAATTGAAAATGCTTTTAAAACACAAGCACAAATTAGAAAGCATTTACGTACTATCGAAGTAGATGGTAAGAATAAGACGGAGCTATTGGCATACGATGACACCAATTTTACTATTAATTGTATCTCAAAATATATTAAAAATATAATTGCCGAAAAAACATATAGTATTGAAAATTTTAATAAATTAGTACAAGAAAATCAAGATTATAAAGCTCAAGTTCAACAATTGGGGGATGAAAATGAAAAAATCAAGATTATAAATAATGAGTATAGAGAGAAATTAGAACAATTAGAACAATCTCTCAAGACCACTGCAAATAATATTAAACCAACTAATATTGAAGACACACATTATATAATATCTACAGAACTAAAAAATAAGTTTGATAAATTTATTAGAGAGTCTTGCATTATTCGTAATGATGTAGAAATAGATTCAACAACAATAATGGGTCAATTTCGTATATATAATAGAGTGAAACCCACAAAAATATTATTTGAAACATTTAATAAATACATGAGAACACGATTTTTGGCATGTCGTCTTAAAACACAAAATAAAGGTCAAGTTGTATATGGATTCAAAGGTGTAAAATTGATTGATATTGAATATAAAAAGCTTTATAGTTGTAATGAAGTTGAAAAGTTTCTGTTTTCATATTGTTTTTTCTCTCCAAATGGTCGTGCTTCAACCAATAAAATTATAGAGGCATATATAAACTATAAAATTTGTAATGATTTAATAATCACGAATGATGAAGACAAATGTATTAAAAATTACTTAAAAGCATCGCCTTATATTGTCGGTGGTCCAGTTCGCTTACATAATATAAATGCTACATATGAAGGCTATTATGGTATATCTCTAAAAAATGAATTGTATCACAAAGATAAAGATACATATACAGATGAACAACAGTTAGTTAGAACAACCGGTAAGATAGTTCATAAAATAGATGCATTAACCAAAAATGTGGTAAATACATGGACATCAATAGCAAAAGCAGCATTTCACGAGGAATTAAGCTCCGCAAAAATAAGCCGAGCAATAAAAAACAATACTTTAATAAATAATGCCTTCTATTACGTTACAGCGCATTAAATATTAAAAATACACATATTAATATATATATTAATATGTGGGCAACTTATGATTATACTAACTTTCCAACTGTTTATGTAACTATTAGTGGTTCAATTGAGAGTCCGCGCGATTTTACACATTTTATAGAAAAATGGTTGCAATTATTTAATAATGGTACAGCGTTCAATTTATATTTCAATACTATTAATTGTGGTTACATAAATATAAAATATGCTATTTTAATGGCCTATAAGATAAGACAGTTTAAAAAAAACAAATATACTAATTTACAATTTAGCAAAATAGCAGTAACAAATAAATCTATATTAATTTTATTGCGTCTAATTTTTTATATAGAAGCACCAATTGCTCCTGTTGAAGTATATTATGAAAAAAATAAAATAATTAACAGCGAACATTTTTATCCACATTAAACATATTTTAAATTTAATTAAAATATTTTAATATATATATAATGAGTTATAGAGAAGAAGACAAAGAATACTTATTAAAAATAATAGAAGCAGTAAATATAATTGAAACGCATGTAATAAGTAACCCTAAGATTAAAGAATTTATATTGTCTATAGCAAATGATGATATAATAACAAAACTAGATACAATACAAAATGCGGAGTCACAAAATTATATAGCAAGAAATAAATCGGAAGAGATTACTATATTTAACAGATTATCTAGCTTAGTAAATGCTATAATTTATATTACATATTTTCTCCATTTACTTACAGATTTTTATGCATATACAGAAGATGCAATGGGCAAAAATGACATAATATTTGGTACTACAAGTGTTTCAGAAATTAAAAATATTGTTCCGACTTTATTAACTAACAAACAAGCTATAATAGCCAACTTGTATTATGTTTACAATTCAAAATCAAAAAAAGAAGACATAGGATTTTATAATAAATTTTTTAATAGAAACAAAGTTAATCATGAATATACAAGTCGAAGTAATCCTATGGCTGCTGCTCCTAAAACTATCAAATATAGAAGACATAAACGAGGCTTTTTAAGACGTAAACGAGTCTCTAAGCGACGCCAATAATATAACAAAATAATAGATTACTTAATAACATTAATATTAATATTAATGTTATTATTTTATATATATTTTAAAAAGAACAAAAAGAAGAAAAAATTGATTACTTTAATAATTAATATGCTATTTTTAAATAGCATATAAAAATGAGTGAAATTAATATACAATTGCTTAGCAATAAAGGAACTGGTGCAGGTGGTGCAAATACAAACTATTATGGAAAGAAGTTTGAAGAAAAAACTAATAATCAACAAAGACTATTGGATTTGGGATATATTAAAACAAGTTTTACAAAAAATCCAAAAAAAGCATATGATTATTATTTAATAAAAACATTTGAAACTAAAACAATAATATTTGTATTACAAAATGGGTTAAAAATGTATATGAAAAATAAATATAATATTGATTTATTTAGATGTCCAGATGAAGCATATATTATTGAATATAATAACGGTAAAAATGTAATAAAAATATTAGAAAAAAAAGAGCAAAATGTAGAAGGCTCAGTAGAAACAAAATTGTGGTCTGGTCCCTCGCTTAAAAGAGAATATGAGCTTATTTTGGGTTCTAAGTTTACTGTATTTTATGGATTTTGTGTAAGCGAATTTTTGAAAAAGAAGCTTGTTTCTAATGAAAAAAAATATATTACATTAAATACCATATTTAATGAAAATAATATTGTAGTTTTATTTGGTGATGATGAAAATTATTTTGAAACATTTGATAATTGGCTTAACATAATGTAGAGCATCATAATTTATTACATACTCTATTTATGTTTAATAATTTGTTATAATAACTTCTTTAGCTTTTGATTCTGGATTTTTAGAATTAATTGACCTTTTGCATAATATAGGTAAAATACTATACTTTTCATTTTTGTCACAATTACAAAAGTTTTCACGGACTAGACTTACATCAGCATTACTTAACATTAATTTTTTATTTGTGCCAGTTAAAGCGTGTATTAATTTAAATAAGTTATTATGATTTTCTATAGTAAATCCTTTTTCAGTATATCCAACAAATGAAGACTGTGTTTCTGGTGCATATGGCGGGTCAATATATACAAAATCATTGTCTTCTATGCGCGTTAGCGATGTAGTAAAATCACAACATTCAAATACTACATTTTTTATTAATGCACTTATTTCTTCTAAATATTGTTTATTTATAATTTCTGGGCTGTTATAATGTCCATATGGTACATTAAATCCGTTTGGTCCCACTCTAAATACTCCTCTAAAACAAGTTTTGTTTAAGAATATAAACATAGCAGAACCTAATATACTTTTTTTATCAGTTAAGGTTAACTTATTATATTCACTTCTTATCCAATAATAATAATTTTCTTTTGCGCTTTTTGCTTCTTCAATAGTTTCTGGTGTTCTATTTAACGTTCCATTTCCACAAGTGTTGAACTCTGTAATAATAGTTTGCAATATGTCGTATAATTCTTTATGGTGTGTTTGAATGTTTTTATATACATAAATTAATGGTTCATTTAAATCATAGGCATATATATTGCCATGTAGTTTTATAATTCCACTTTTTACATAACATAGTAGTGCTAATAAAACACTACCTCCTCCTAAAAATACTTCTCTATAATTATTTATTTCAACTGGAAAATTGGCAACAAGTGTATCTATTATTTGAGTTTTTCCACCAACCCATTTTAAAAGTGGTTTGCTAATATGTATTTTTTTTGTTAAAATACTCTTAACAAGTTTATTGTCATAATTAATTTCAATCTTACTAATTAAGTCATATGGTGAAGCTTTTTTGATTTCAATTAGTTTTTCTTTGACAGCATTACTTATTAATTCACTTAGTTTACTTTCAACTATGCATGGATTTTTCTTATTAATGTGTGTTGTATGATGGGATTTTTGAGTAAACTCTTTGCCGCATTTTTCGCATGTATATTTACCCATTTTTAGTTATATATTATATAATATGGTATTATTAAATCAATTTTATATATTATATAAGACAAAATAATAGTTTACATTTTAAACGCATATAGTGTTATAAAATGTAAAAGATGTAAATTAATTACTATTTTATTCAAGTTCCTCTTTTTCGACTTCTTCTTTTTCGACTTCCTCTTTTTCGAGTTCCTCTTCACCAAGTGTTGCCAGTTTTTCAGCACGTTCTTTTTGACGCCTTAAAATCTCTCCAATACCGTGGTCATTATTATCTTGTTTACCAACTAGCACATCTTCTGCTTCAAACAGCTCTTTGCGTAATTCAGCCGTAGTTGCATCATCATTTGAGCTATCACCAAACAATAAGTTTTTACCAGGAACATCCATTCTATCCGCATTAATTAAATTACCATTTTCATCAATTGTTTGCATTAATTTATTGCCTTCTTTTTCCGCTTTAGCAATATTCTCTCGTATTGCTTTTTGTTTACTTTCTTTTACACGCTGTTTGAATTGCTCTTTTGAAATTTCATCATTTTTCTTCTTTTGAGCCATTAAATCATTTAAATCTTTTTCTAAATATTCTACTTTACCCGTCTTATATGCTTCAGGATGAAAGGGCATCCACATACCCACTTGACCAATATAAACATCATGATTTGGGTCAGTCTCTCGCAACATTTTACATTTTACTTCAGCTTCTTCTTGAGAACCAAATACGCCACGTACTTTAATTCCGCGTGTGTTAGTTTGAAAATTGTGTTGTGTACTATACTCTTTTTGCAATTCTTCTTCTTTAGCATCAACAAATGATTTATAATCATCTTCTAATGATGTTAAAAATAAATTTTCTCGCTCTTCTTCCACGAATTCTTCCATATCTTTTGTTAAACTATTAAAATCTAAGTTGTATTTGTATGCTAAAAAATTTAGAAACTGTGTATATTTATCAAATGTTTTTCTAAACTCGAAGTTCTTTAAGTACTTTTCAAAAAAATATAGCTCCTTCTTTTTAATATGATTTTCGGGTGAAATAAAGCTTAAACACACATATTTTTGACCACTAATTGGTCTGTCTTCGTCTAGTAAGTCAATAACTTTTTCTTTTGTTGAATTACTTGAATTAATGGGCTCCACTGGTTTAGCGGTTTTTTTATTAGTCATTTATAAAATATACTAAGTTATAATTTTTAAGTATTTATTTAATATAAATTAACTTTAGTAAATTAGTATAATAATTATTTTAATTGTAATTATTTTAATTGTAATATAATAATTATTTTAATTATACTAAATTTTTTTCTTTATTATTATAAAACATAATGAATTTTTCAATGAGCGAATTGATAAAAAGAGCAGTAAAATATTTAATCGAAGGTTTGATGGTTGCAATTGTTGCTTTTGTTATTCCGCAAAAGCAATTAAAATTTGATGAAATAGCAATTATTGGTTTGATGGCAGCTGCTACATTTTCTATATTAGATACATTTATACCATCTATGGGCGTTTCAGCACGTTCTGGTGCCGGTTTTGGTATTGGTGCTAATTTAGTAGGCTTTCCACGCATGGGTTAATAAATAGACTTATACGTTAATACTTATACGTTAATACTTATACATTAATACTTACACATTAATAGTTACATTTAATTATTATAATTATTATAATAATATATTAATATAATAATTATTTTACTATATTAAAATATGGCATTTACAAGATTTTATGATGACCCGTGTAGAATTCAAAAATATTTAGAAGAAACTACTAACATTGGAAACTATAGTATAAATGTCCCGGGAAATGGCACATCACCAATGTTACTAAATGACCCACATATTAACATGCAAAAATGGGGGGCTAATTTATCACAAAATAAGACAGATTTGGAAAGTGAATTACATTGTTTGCATAGAAAATTAAACAGAGATAGTATTAGTAAAAATAATTATGTAAATTATTTAAACACGAACCCACTATATGTTCAAAATAGGTATAGCGTAAATAATGAAGAAATAACAGCTCAATCGCGAGCTACCCATCCTTCGTGGATATATAGAGAAATAAATAGTTTTGCCAATGAACAATCTATTCCAAATAATTTCAATTATTTACACTTGAATCCACAAGAAAATATATGTATTCCTTTTCATAACAATATTAGTTCACGAATCATTCAAAAAGATTATTATCAATTAAACAATAATTTTGATATACAACGACAAATAACAAACTAAAACCAAAACTAATTTAAGAATTCATATTATTATATATTTAATATATAATAATATTTTTAATATATTATATAAAATACTATGGCCGCTTTAGCAATACCAATAGTACTATTAGGAAGTATATACATATTATCAGAGCAAGAAAAAAAAGATACTAATAAACAAAACATTATTGTTAATAACGCTTTAAAAAAAGAATTTTTTACAGAAAATCCTTTGAATGAAGGTTATACTAATTATAATGATAAAAATATTGTAGACTTAGTAACTACAAACAATGATTTAGTAAATAGTTATACTAATCCAAACCAACAAACAGACAATTTTTTGATTGCTAACTCAACAAATATTTTGAGACAACCACCAACAAATATAAATTTAATGTCGGGACAGCAATCTAATAGTAATGATTTTAAACATAATAATATGAAACCATTTTATGGAGCAAAAATTCGTGGCTCTATTGCTGATATTAATCTAACGGAGTCTATATTAGATTCTAAACAAGGTTCGGGAAGTCAAATATTTGCCAAAGCAGAAAGTGCTCCATTATTTAATCCATCTGAAAATGTGAATCTTCCTAACGGAACCCCTAATAATAGTGATTTCTTTCAGTCTCGCATGAACGAGTCTATGAAAATGTCGAATGTGACTTTGTGGGAACAACAAAGAGTTGGTCCCGGGCTCAATTTAGGATATGGTTCTCAAAATAGTAACGGACTTAATACTGGTGGTGTTGAAGGAAGTCATGGTTTTAATTCGGGTATGATGGCACGAGAGTCGTGGATGCCTAAGTCAGTTGATGACTTAAGAGTTGACACTAATCCAAAAATGATTTATAATTTGGATGGCCATCAAGGACCAGCAATTTATCCTGTTAAAATGCAGGGTCCCAATAACAAAATAGGAGTTGTTGAAAAACACTTACCTGACAAATCATACGAGTCGGGTCCAACTCGCTGGTTTACTACAACAGGCGTAGAACAAGCACCACCAATTAGAAGCACACAAGTAATTCCAATGGAAAATAGAATTAGCACAACACGTGAATATTATGGTGGAACATCAAATACTGAATCGGGTCGTGCCTCATATATTAAACAAGATTTTGAAGATTCAAAAAAACAATCACTAGGCAACCTACCCATTATAAATCCTAGTGCAAGTGGTACAAATGGTGCAGGACCAAATGATTATGGCCATAACAGTTATCTTAATTACAATAACAATAGAAGCACAGACAAAGATGCAACAGATTTTGGCGGAGTATATGGTATGTTAAAAGCCTCTGTGGCGCCAGTATTAGATATTTTTAGGCAAACACGAAAAGAAAATGCGATTGGTAATTTACGCCAAACTGGTAATGTAAATGGTTTAACTCCAACCGGTCATTTATTCAATATTAATGATAAAACAAAAGTGACAAATAGAGAAATGACAACAGCTAAAATAGACCTGAATTATGTGAACGTTCAAGGACAAAATAATGCTGGTAATGCTTACCAGGTAACACAGCACCAGAATTATGACAATCAAAGAACAAGCACAAATATGGAATATATTGGTTCTGGCAATGCTTGCGGAAGTGGACTACGACCATATAATAACGCATACGCTCAACAAAATAATGTTAATAAGACTTATGAATCGCGAACCAATCAAGGGCATATGAATTTATTTAATAACTATAATAATTCTACAACTACTCGTAATGAGTCTATGCTTCAACAAAATAGAGGTCATATAAATAATGGCGGTCCAAATGTTACGCCATCCGTTGATTTTATGGGGCAACTAAATGGAATACAAAGCTACGACCAAAACTTTAACACCGCACGTATGGACGAATCATTGTTGTCTGCCTTTAAAAGCAATCCATATACTAAATCTTTATCAAGTGTTGCCTAAAGTTTACGAAAAAAAGTTTACGAAAAAAAGTTTACGAAAAAAAGTTTACGAACAAAAGTTTACGAAAAAAAGTTTACGAAAAAAAGTTTACGAAAAAAAGTTTACGAAAAAAAGTTTATTAATTAATATATAAATTATGTATAGTAATTAATATTTCTTATATATTACAAGAAATGCTTATAAATTACAAGAAATGTATTATAAATAGGATAGTTATAGCAAACTATAATAATAGTAATGTTATTTTTTTAAGTACTATTATTATAATAATATAATTTGCTTGCTGCCTAATGCTTAACGGCTTATTTTCTGCTTCGTCGTTTTTTTGTCTTTGAATTGTCATGTTTAACCCAACCAAATTTGCCCTTTTTGGTAAAATAACCCGCTTTTTCTAAACGTTTTTCACGTTTAGCGCGATTATACACTTTTCGCGATACTACGTGACCGCGCTTATTCATTAATAAATCGGGCTTTTTAAGATTTCCTTTTGTTTTGTATGCTGTGCCGTGCCAAACTTGAGCGCGCGAGCCGTTTAATACTTGATATTTATGTCCGTTAATATGATACATATTGTCAGCCGATTTCATATGTTTTTTAACCATTTTTATATAGTATTATGAGAAAATAATTATTTGCTAAATTAATTAGAAAATAATAAATTATTTTTGAAATAATTAGAAATTAGAAATATTGAATTAGAAATTAGAAATTAGAAATTATAAATTAGAAATTATAAATTAGTTAGTTTGTTAACATTAAAATATTTATAACTATTAAATATTAACTTATAAATGTCAGATAGCAACTATAATAAAATAATTAGCACAATTAATAGTGTTTCTAGAGACTATACTTATAGTCCTGATCCTAATAATTTAATATGTATTGATACTTCTAATAACAGAATAGGTATTAATACTTTGAACCCGCAAGAGTCTTTACATATAAGTGGGGGAACTATATTTTGTTCAAGTTTAATTGTAACTGATATATGTAGTAATAGCTTAGCAGACTATATTATTGCACTAGAAAATAGAATTAGTGCTCTTGAAAACTAATAATGAAGCATAATAAAATCAAATTAGTTCATTTAACATTATTTAAATATTAATATTTATAAATATTTATAAATATTAATATGTCAAATATTAATATGTCAAATAGTGACTATAATAAAATAATTAGCACAATTACTAGCGTTTCACAAGACTATACTTATAGTCCTGACCCAAATAATCTAATATGTATTGATTCAATTAATAATAGAATAGGTATAAATACAATAGAACCATTATATTCTCTACATATAAGTGGTGGCAAAATAATTTGTAATAATTTATTTGTAAGTGATATATGTAGAAATGGTTTGTTAGCTCGTATTAGTGCTCTAAGAACCAGAATAGAAATTCTTGAGTCTCCATCACTTATTTTAATATCTAACAGACCCGGAGCTGCGGCTGATACATATGTAAGAGTTAAAATTAATAATATTAACAATTCTGATATATTCATAAATAATTTAAATAGTAATCCAACTAGTATTGACATTGGTTCGCCAAGTAGATTATATATATATGTTTCTATTGGTGGTGGTGATTATATATTTAATAGTGCTAATTTTGAGAATAACAATATACCAGTTAATGGTCAAGAAACTAGTTTTGATTCTGGAACTTCAACTATATTTAATAGATATTTAATACCAAATAATGTTACGTCTTTAAAATATATTATTTATACAAACAGTC